CAAAATCGTCGTAACAATGCGGAACCTAACTGCAAAGACTTTCTTCTTGCAGCTATGGCAGAATCATCCAAATTAATGATGGCACCTGTGTTTTTGTCTCGTACGAGACCATCATGTCCTTCAACCTTAATATGCTTCATGCGCGGAAATTAGAAAGAGGCAACTGCACGAATGTCTTGGATCTTTGGCGCAAAGGATGGATCAACACTTTGCATAATAACTTTTACACCAAATGATGCAAATTCTGGAAGATCAGCAACACTGTATTTAAACTCTTGATAAGAAGATTGTTTTTCAACAGTACCAGAAATACTGTTCTCGCTAGTAGCAAGTTCTTGTACATCTGGAGAACCATCTGTGTTGAAGTATACCCAATCAATATCATCAAAGTTTTCCTGACTAGATGCTTTTTTAATTCTATAAAGAACTTTTACATTTTCAGTTTCTTTAACATTAAGTGTAAGTCTGACATCAATAGAAGTACCAGGATTACTAATACCAATTTCCTTAGTCACATACTTAGCAACTGAAGAACTATTCTTAGAAGTGTCTTCTGCAACAAAATCAATACCATCAGAGTATGTTAGATTTCCAACCTCAAGATATCCAACTTCTTCTGCTGGTTGATTAGGATAAGAAATAATATCACCAACTCTAAAGATATCTGCAAGTTGTTCTGTAACTACAGAATTTCTTGTAAACAATGAATTGTCAATAATTCTTCCAGTGTAATCATCTGCTAAAGGTTGAACATCAGTTCTAACTCTGAGTTCTTGTGTTTTACTATTCCAGATAACTGCTTTACCAGTAATTTTGTTATCGTAAGTTTCAGCAGTATTAGATGGATTACGTGCGATAATTGTAGCACCATCATTAATATCAAAGAATAGTTCAGATGGATTAGAGTTAATAACCACAGATAATTGATCTGGTTGATTACCAAGAACAACAGTCTCTCCTTTTTGGAAGAATTGACTTGTTTTTACTTTTACAAATATATTAGTACCATTTACTCTAACGATAGTTCCAGATGCTTTAGTTGTAACACCTTTAATTGTTTGATTTGCTTGAATTTCAGATGCACCAGAAAGTTGGAATGTATAAACTGGATAGAATTTAACCACTTGATCTCTTCTACCAAATCTATCTTCTTGACCTGTAGCATTTTCAATTCTGCTACTAGCAGTTTTTACTGATGCATTTCCTAAATCAATAACTGGAGATAAATGACTTACAGTAGAAGTAAGAACCATCTGGTATTGTAAAGAACCTTGAGAAATACTATTCAATGTTTCGTTGATATCAGAAGCAATCATCTTCTGATTTGTAAAGTATTGTGGTTCATTTAAGAATGCTTTTTCAAATTCTGTCTGACTGTAAGAAGTGTAATTTGTTGTTTTAGAATCAACAGGAATTACATTTGTAGTTTTAACAGAACAATCTAAGTTTGTTCCTGTAAATGTTAGATATCCTACCTGTGGATAAAGTGTCTCAAATTTTCTATTAAATGTAGCATATACATTATCACCGCCACCAAAAGAATTAGCAGAAGCATCAGTAGAAGATCTAATATTGTAATTATCAATACCACTATTAGAAATCTGGAATAGAGTGCTGTTCAATAATGCAGATGTGATACCACCTGTTTCTAAAGCAGTTCTAAAGAAGACATATGATTTGCCACTATCTTCAAAACCATTGTCTCTATGTGATATCTTAATAACGTTATTGTTATTCTTGAATAATAAAGAGTTAGCATTGCTATTTGAACTAGCATTAGTTTCAATTGGATTTTTAGATAATAATTCATATCCAAGTGATTTATTTTTAAGAACAAGAGTAGCAGGTCTAGTTGTATTGAACTCCGCACGATACATCTTAAACTTAAGATCCTCAAAAATATCTTCTTGCCAACTTTCAGTATTTTGAGATTTATAGACAGAACCTAAAGCAGGTTGTGTAGTGATAACAGTGCTAGTTGCAATATCAGTCTCACCAAGTCTAGACGCCCAAAGTTTGTAGTCAGTAGAATCTGTTTCTACAACTAGAGCATACTCAGTATCATTTTGTAGATATACAGGATAGTCAAACTTGAAGTTTGTTGGTGTAGTAGAATTAGTAACACCCTCTCTATCAATAGCAACACCCATTCTAACAGCAGGTGTATCAATTTCTATGAAGGTTTGGATTTCACATCCACCTGCTCCATTACCAATACCTTTAACAACAACTGATGGTGGTTCAGTGTAACCAAAACCAGTAAGAGATATTTCAGTGTTATAAATTTGACCACCAGAAACTTCTACTTTTGCAGTTGCAGTAGAACCGCCAGGTAATTGTGGACTTTCAATAGTAAGAATTGCACTGTCATAATTTTGACCAGGATTTGTTACTCTAATATCAGATAACTTACCACTGTCTTTTGCAATTGTTAATTTTAAACTAGTTCCATCAGTGGCATTAGATAATGTTACAGAAGGAACAGTTAGATCTTCATTAGGAGCAAAAGATTTACCATTATGATTGCTAAGAACAATAGTATATACCTGTTCATTTGTTAGACTGTATTTACCAGCAGCAGTAGCAACTAATTCTACATTATTCTTATCAAAGATTTGTAAAATAGGACCTGAAGCAGCAGTAGATGCACCAGTTACATTTTCTCCTTTAAAGACTGAAACGTCACCGTTAGCATAACACTTAAGAAAAGTATTTGGAGAAACAGTTTTTTCAGAACCAGGAACAATACTCTTACCTGGTTTTTCTGCATCTACATTAGTGATATATGTTTTGATTGGTACATTTGTACTCTTTTTACTAAAGAACAAATCTACACCAGTAATAAAACAACCACCATCTAGATTTTCAATCTTAAATGTTTGTGCAAGAGGATTAGGTCTTACAGGGTTATCAGTATTACTTTCAATTAACTGAACACCCTCATTTGATTTAAAGTAAGAAGGTCTAGTAGATACGATACTAGAAGGATTTTCTGGAAGAATACCTGTAGCATAGTACTTAACTTCTGTGTAACTATCTACATCTTCTTTTGCTTCATTAGTAGAACTAGATGTAAATCTAAATGTTAAAATACCAGATGTAATAGATATTGCTTCTGCATCTGCATCATATCCTACAGTATCAATATCACCTGTCCATGTTGCATTTTCTAGTGGAGGATAACCAGATGGTAAAATAATTAAACCAGATGCATTACCATACTCATCAGTTGTAATAGGACCATTAAATGCAGATAGAGAGTTACCAGCAATACCAGTAAATCTTAGATCTGGATTAACCCAACGATCAATTTTTCTACCTTCAAGGAATACATACATCCTTGTATTAGGTTTCATTCTCTTGATCACAAATTTTACAGGAGTGCTTCTAGCAAAGAATGACAATGCAGTAGAAACAATATTACCACCTACAGTTTTAGTTTGTACACCTTTACCAACATCATTATTTTGTGGACTAATATTTGATGAACTAGAGATAGCAGCACTCTCAACAGTAGAACTTGATTGTTGTGAATTTACTTCACCTAATGAGTTGATAGATGTAAAGGAAGGTGCAGTACCCACCCAGTTAACAACAAAAGAATTATGAATACTAGAGAACGCTTCTTCAACACTATCTTTTGCTAAGAAAATATTAAAGAGAGTAGTATTAGTGTCTACAATAATTGGTTCTTCTTTTTGATCATACCATTGATCAATAGAAGGAGAAACCTCACCATCACCAACGTATTGAAGTACAACAAATGGATTTGGATTAAGTTCCTTAGATGCTGCAGAGTTTCCTAGAAGTTCTAAATCTGTGTATGGTAAAGAAACAAGATTACCAGTTTTCTTATAACCAGAAACTGATCTCTGATCTTCTCTAACATTTACTTCTACTAAATCAATACTGTCTTCTTTTGACTGTGGACGTAGAACAGACTGTTGTGGATCAATAGCACAAATATGATCAAGAGATTTAAGATTACCTCTATGTGCCTCAAAATTATCAACAAAGAAACCAGATTTAAATCTATCTAAACCTACACTATCTTTAACTTGCATATTAAGAGCTTGTTGCTCTAGAATACTAAGAGTGGTGTAATACTCAAGACGTTCAATACGTTTCTCTAGTTTACCAATGTCACGCATTGTATAGCGTCTATTATCAACTGGAGTAATTCTTACATCTTTGCTTGTTTTAGTATATGCAGGAATGTATGCATAGAAGAGAGCAACAGCATCTTCTATTGGATCTGGTTTTGTTGGGTTAAGAGAAGAGTTACCTTCTTTAACAACAAAGTTTCCTTTTTGTGTTAAGAATACGCCATCAATACGATCTAAGTATTGTACTTGACTGAATGAGAATGTATACTCTAAATTACTATCAGGTGCTGGTGTACTTGCAATAACAGATCCATTTCCAGAGAATGAACCTTCTGTAACTTCTAATAAAGACTTATCAAGATAACCTGGAATAATTGCATTAACATCAACTTTAGGTCTAAAGTCAATTACATTTTTAAGTTCAATATTACCTAGTACTGCAGAGTTAAAAGAAGGTATTTCATCTTCTGTAACACCTGCTTCGTGTAGATAACTATCAATAGTAACAAAGTCTCCTTGAGATTGCTGGAAGTAATCAAAAGCAATTACAAGTTGACCACCTGCAGATTCAAAACCTGGTTTTAAGACAATTCTAGAAACTTCATAAATTGTATCTCTTTGTCCATCATCAAAAGTATATCGAGATGTTACATCTATACCAGAAACTAAGTTACCTGCAGTGTCAACCTCAGGTGGTTGAGAAGGAGTACCTTCATAGACATATCTAAGTTTGAATACATCAGAGTAAGATAATGTTTCAATGACTTCACTATCATAGTCATTACCTCTTAAAGGAATAACACGGTCACCAGATGCAGTAACAACAATTCTCTTGTTTCTTATAGCAGTCTTAAGTCTTGGTTTTGCATTAGATACTTCTAAAGTTGCAGTTAACTTAAGTTTAGGAAAATCTCCATTAGTAGGAATACTACCAAAGTATCCCTCACTCAATGCAAGACTAATAGATCCAGAGGTAAGACCACTAGCAGTATCAGTAGCAGAACTAATAGATACAGCATCTGCTGGAATATAAATGATGTCACCCATTGCAATATCAGGTGCATCGCCAGGATCAAGAACAGTTACAATATAATTTGCTTCAGTAAATGCAGCAAACCTTTGTGTACCAAATGGTAACTGTGCAGCAAATGTAATTATACCACCAGAACTAGATGCAGTAGTTACAAAATCTCTACGGAAGTAGTATTTAATTTTAGTATCATCACCACCAACAGAAATTTTCTCTACTTGTTTACTTCCTGTTGGAAATAGTAGTGTGCCACTTGTAGTATTGTCACTCTTAGGACGTAATCTTACAATACTGGTATTTGTAACATTGCCAGGAAGTGCATTGTCTAGATAAATTCTAGTCTTAGAAGAACCTTGAGCAACTGTAGCATATTCTACAACTGATCTTACTAAATTATTATCGTCATCTGAGAATTGAATAAGATCACCAGGAAGAAGTATACCAGCAGCATTAGCACTGAAACTAGTGGATTCCACAAACATTGTTCCCTTAGTTCCAAAGAAAGTAAAATTAGTAACGTTAGAAATTTCAGAATAGTCTTGATTATCTACTACTAAATCACCATTAAATTTATTACCTCCACCTGATCCATAGGAAGCACCAATGGATTTAACATTATTTGGTGTGTATGTTGTTACAGTATTTCTGAATAGAACTGCACGAACTTCAGCAGCACTACCTCCTGAACCCTTAATTAAAACTTCAGGTGGTTGAGCAAATTGAATGTTTCTTAGTGCATTTCTGTTATTAATAGTAATCTTGTAAACACCAGCACCATAAACATTTGCTTCTAACTTAGAAGAATCATAATCAACACCATTAAGATTTACCACTGCTGATCCAGAATAACCAGATCCTCTTTGTAGTGTAATGAAATGAGATATTGTATTTTCTGTCGCAATTTTAACTGTAGTACCATCTTCAGATCTAATACTCTCACCAGGTTTAAACTCTCCAGATAATGTTTTAACAAAGAGTTGATTTTTTGCTGAGTATACTCCAGAAGCAGGACCTTCGATAACACCAAATGCACCACTCTCTAAACCAAAAATATATTTACCTTCCTCAAAAGAAGTTGCATCAAAATTATCTTCTAATAAAATTTTAGTAAAGAACTGAGGATCAAAATATGAGAATTTAAAAATACTGTTATATATTTCAGCACCACCAGCAAGACGACCTTTAGATAAAATAATATCACT